TTTACTTCCGCCGACGGGTACAACAAGCTGAGCGTGGGATCTCAGTACGGACCCAACCGGGTCCGTCGCACCGCCAGGCTTGACCTTTCTAAGGTCGCCGCGAATCCATTCGATTCGAGCGTCAATGCTCGGTACTCCATGTCGGCGTACCTTGTCATGGACGTTCCTCTCGTTGGATACACGACCGCGGACATCGTCACGAATACAGCTGGTCTTCTGACCTGGCTGACAGCGTCGACGAACGCGAAGCTCACCCAGCTTTCGGGTGGCGAGAACTGACTGGATGATCCTCTTTCAGGGGATCTATCTGCGGACAATTGGCATTGGATAGTTTACCCGAAGGGAAACTATGAAAAGCCAATTGCTGTACTTGCAATGCCTTCTCAATGATTTGGGAAGGCTGTGTGGTACGAGCACCCGGCGCGATCACAAAACGATCGTGTCGCGCGTCGAAGATGAGGGGTTTTCGTTTTTAACGATCACCCTGACAAACTTCTGTAAGGATCTCCAAAAAGATCTCGACAGAGGTTTTGTCGCTCCGAACTCGTATCTTGGTTTCAAGAGACGAGGAGGGCTCCCCGAGTTTCTTCGGGGTTTCCTTGAGCTTATCTTCGATTCGAGCTCAGGACGGTTACTCGATAATCCTTCATCTGACGCGATCTTTGCTGTACGCCAAGTGACCCTGGCGTTCAGTAAAATCAACCTGCCTTGCACAATTGCAAGAGAGGAAGCGGCATTTGATAGGTATATCGAGTGTGAGTCGGATGTCCGCCTTGCGGACCAATCGATGGACCCTCGCGATCTTGACGAGTTCTATCGTATTGGCCGCATGGTATGGACTGATGCTTTCACCGAACTTGACCGACAGGTCTATGCCGGTGAAATCACACCAGTCCATGGCCCCGGTGCCGTCGCCGAGCGTCTCTCCTCAAACGAGAAGTGGCGTCTCAGCGATTGGACCCGGCGATTGGACGACGCTTTCCCTACTTGGGAAATGCTTTGTCCATCGTGGAGCCTATCGGAAGATAGACTTCATGCCCTTCGGATCCGCGAACCTGATGCCGAGATACCCGTCAGGGTTATCTCGGTGCCTAAAACGCTTAAGACTCCTCGAATCATTGCGATTGAGCCTGCGTCGAATATGTTTGTTCAACAAGGGCTCCTTCGAATGTTCGAGAATGTACTGTACCGAGATAAGTACGGTGCATTCATCAGATGGGACAGCCAATTGCCTAATCAGGCTCTGGCTTGTCACGGTTCTATAACCGGGACATTGTCCACCCTCGATCTTTCTGAGGCATCTGATCGAGTCTCAAATCAGCTCGTACGTGGTCTTCTTGCTAGGCATCCTCACCTCTTCGAGGCCGTGGATGCCTGTAGATCACGGAAGGCTGATGTGCCTGGCCACGGCGTTGTACGCCTAGCCAAGTTCGCGTCTATGGGTTCGGCGCTTTGCTTTCCTTTTGAGGCCATCGTTTTCTTTACGGTGGTTCTCTTAGGGATTAGCAAAGCGCTTAACCGTCCTTTGACCCGTCAGGACGTTCAAAATCTTGACGGGAAGGTGCGCGTCTATGGGGATGATATCATTGTCCCCACAGATTTCGTACACTCCGTGATCGAGTCACTCGAAGCTTTTGGGTTTAGAGTGAATCTCGACAAGAGCTTCTGGAATGGCAAGTTCCGGGAGTCTTGTGGGAAGGAATATTTCAACGGACACGACGTTTCTGTTTGTCGTGTTCGTGAGATGTTTCCTACCTCACGGAAGGATGTCTCCGAGATAGTTTCTGCGGCTTCCCTCCGAAACCAAGCATACAAGCTTGGTCTTTGGTCCACCGCAGGCTTCCTCGACAGTCTCCTGGAAAAGTTAATACCTTTTCCAATTGTCGAGGAAACATCTCCAGTAATAGGTCGTGTTTCCTTCTCTCACCTTGAAAACCAGGTGAGGTGGGATACTGACCGCCACATCCCTCTTATCAAGGGTGTTGTGGTGCACCATATGTTGCCCGAAGATCCTTTGGACGACTATGGAGCTCTACTGAAATGCCTCACCCGTCTTGCTTTGCAAGACACCGACGGCTTGCCAACCGCCGGAGTGGAGCATTTGGAGCGTTCTGGACGTCCCCGTACGTCCGCACTTAAGACGGGGTGGCACTCTCCCTTCTAGGAGAGTGTTGGTCGAGAAGGT